CGCCGAGCCGGACTTCTGGAAACCCAAGGATGAGAGCGGCCGCACGGCCGCACACGTCTCGGAGCACGTCGGCGAGCGGATCGTCGCGCGCAGCGAACCGCCGGGCCCGGTACGCTCGGGGTTCCTGAAAGTGCAGGACGCGGGCCCTTCGGGGCCGGTCGTGCTTGAGTGGGCGCCGGCCTATGAGCCCAACGGCAAACTGCCCGTCCGGTACGAAGTGTGCCTCGTGCCGTCGGCGGGTCCCGTCGAGGCCGTGGCGCCCACACTGACCACCGAGGAGACCCGGTGTGAACTCAAGAACCTGAAGTCCGGTCAGACCTGGTTTGTCCGCGTGGTGCCTGTTAACTCCGCAGGTAAGCGGTTCGCCACAGCCCTGGAAGATAGCGGCTATGCGCGCGAGATCCGCAAGCGGTAGCGCCCTTGCCTGGTGCGACGGCGCTGCTTTGCTTCTGCGCGCGGCGGGGTCCGCTCGGTTCGATCCTCAAATGACCAACGAAGAGCGCGCAGCCCCTTCGAACGGCATCTGGCTTTGCAGTGTCTGCGCGAAACGCATCGACTCAGACGAAGCGAGCTTCCCCGTCGAACTGCTTCAGCGGTGGCAGAGTCGGCACGAAGCCTGGGTGGCCTCCGGAAGGCCGAGCATGCAACCGGCGACTCGAGAGATATCAGTCCGAGACGGCGGCTTGGGTAGCTTCGTCACCAATGAAGGACCCGGAACGGCCCTCGAAAGTCACAGGCGCCTCGGGCCAGACTGCCGAGAGCATCCAAGTTCAACCGCGCGGCATTGGCGAAGTCATCGTCAACACTGGTCCTGGTACGGGCAAGGTGGTCCGTTCATCAGGTGCGGGGGCTCCGAATCGCGCGTCACGGTCGATCAACCCGTCCGAATGGCCTTCGGTGTATCGTCGAAGCTCATAATCACGGTGTGCGACCGATGCAAGAACCAGTTCCAGGTCGGCAAAGTGGTTCAGGCCTTCGCCGGTGATCAGGAACCCCGAGTACAGGTCAAGTGCCCACGCGGCGGTCGGCTAACCTGGGCATAGGTCGCAACCTAGCCGGCGCTTGCAGCGGACGCCGCATCGCGTTCGCTCAGGCGGCCCGTTGAGGCGCGGCGTCATGCGTATTCCTTGTCGATCCGCACCTGGCCGCAGTCAAGGCACCGGCAGCGGCGGAGCGCATGCCGTCGACGCGGCTCCTGACCGGCGCACCCAATTGCGCCCCAGTTGCGCCCAGAGGCCTTCTCGGCTGCCCTCAAAAAGAAAGCAGCGACAAGCGTAAATGCGTGTCGCTGCTTGTCTTAAGTTTGGTAGCGGGGGCCCGCTATGTACCCCTTCACATCAGGGCGGCATTCTGGCAGAGGTTTCAGTTTGCTGCCTGATATGCTCTTGTCGCCCTGCCTCATCCTCCCGAGACGATATCGAAGCAGACGAGCCGCAGGTCTTCGCGGGCAAGAGCCGACAGCGTCGTCGAAAGGGCGGGCCCCTTTGCGCCGCCGTCACCGAAGTCTTCACGAAGGTGCTCCACGCCAGCCAATAGGTCCTGAACGTTGCCGGCCTGCTGGAACTGCTTGTAGATGCCGCGGAGTTCCCTGATCTGAACACCCAGCATCGGCTGGCTCAGGAACCGGATGGCCTCGATGGCGCGGCGGCGCTCCACATCGGGATGGTTCATGTATCCCTGGATGGCCGTCGCGACGGTCTGCTGCATCGGGTCCACCGTGCGGGGCGCCGCCTCAAGCGCCTGTTGCTCACGCACGGAGCGCAAGATGTCGTCGATCACCCGCTCCTGCAGGTCGAACACCGACCCCAGAATCTGCGGGTCCACCACGCGCGGCGTGTCGCGGTCGCAGGCGATCAGGTTGGCAATCAGGTAGCGGTTGTCCACGATGCCCTGGCCCTTGAGGTCCACGTACTTCCAGAAGTGGCGTTTCGGGCCGCCGCCCTTGGTCCGGAAGTAGAAGAACACGCCGCGCGCGTTCTTTCGGACCAGCCCCGAGTGAATACCGTCGGGCAGCGATTCCAGCATCTCCCTGCCGCCGGCGTCAAGCAGCCCCCGCAGCGTCTGGATCAGGAACTCGTTGCTCGCCAGTTCTGTGAACTGCTCCTCTTCCTCGATGACCGTTTCGTCTTCGCCCTCGATGCGGCGCAGCGTGTTGAAGTTCTGCGGGTGGACCGTCTCGCCCAGGACGCTCGCGTCCAGGAATCCCGCCCGGTCGATGTCGGCGATCTTGCGGCTCAGGCTCTCCACGAGGCCCAGCAGCCGCTCCAGCCCCTCGTCGGGGAACATGTTGCAGATGAGCAGGGTCTTGAACTCGCTGCCGATGCGGTCGATGCGGCCGGCTCGCTGTACCATGCGCGTCGGGTTCCAGTGCAGGTCGTAATTCAGCAGGTGGCCGCAATCCTGAAGGTTCTGGCCTTCCGACAGCACATCGGTGGAAATCATGACGTCGATTTCTTTGTCGGTCCCGGCCCATTCCTTCTTGCCGTTCGACACGGGGGCGAACATCTGCACCAGGCGCGTGCGGTCTCGCGGGCTTGCGCCGCTGTCCATGCGACGGATGACCACGTCGCCCAGGTCCTTACAGAACGCTGCGCCCGCAGGGTTCTCAGGGTTGCCGAGATGCCGGTACAGGTAGCGGGCCGTGTCTTTGTAGTACGTGAAGATGAGCACCTTCTTGCCGCGCAGGGGGCCGGCCAGCATTTCTTTCAGGCGGGCCAGTTTCGCGTCGTCTTCCGGCCCGATGTCTTTGACGCGCTGCCAGATGCGGCTGAGGATGTCCACGTCGTGCTGCACCGCCTCGTGCAGCCGCCGCAGGTCGTACTTCGACGGGTCCACTGTCTCCATGCCTTCAAGAACGCGCCGGGCCTCTTCGCTGGCGTCGAGTTCCTCGGCCATCGACTGCGGCGTGGCATCATCCTCTTCGTCCTCGCGCTCAACGTACCGAAGCGCCTTGTGAAAGTCGCCGCTCGCGAGGAGCCGCCCGTCCAGGATGTACGACTCGAACGTCTTGAGGAATGCCAGCGCCCGCCGGATACTGATGCGGAAGGCCTCGATGCTCGACTCGAAGCGCTTCAGGTAGCGGCTCTTGAAGATGCCGACCAATGCCTGCTCGCGGCCAGCCTCGAACTCATCCACCGCCACCCCGGCGCGCTTGTAGGCCTCCAGGTTGTACGGCGCTAGGCGCAGGCCCTCGATCCCCGACACCACCTCGTCGTAGATGCCCTTGTACGTGGCCTCCAGGTCGTATCGCACGGTCCGCAGCTTCCGGTCGGGGAAGGTCACGCGCTTGCCGTTGATGGTGGCCTCCGAGTACGCCTTGCGGATGAACGGCCGCGTGCGGCGGATGACCACCTCTTCCAGCAGATTGAATAACGCGAGCGAGCAGTCGGTCGTGTGGCATTCCCGCCGCGCCGCCAGGAAGTACCGGTGCAGGTCGCCGATGCCCGCCGCCGCGAAGTACGCCCGGTCACCCTGCGCGATAAGGCTCAACTGGTTGTAGAGGTCGAAGAGGTCGTTGTTGATCGGCGTGGCCGTAAGCAGAATGACCTTCTTGCGTGCCCCGTCACGGCCGCGTCCGCCGCGGGCGCCCAGCACCCGCTCGATACTGGCGTACCGCTGGGCATTGCGGCTGCGGAAGTTGTGCGACTCATCCACCAGCAACACGTCGGCATCGCCCCACGGCTCGGGGTCGAACGTCTCGCGCCCCAGTGCCTCCTGGGAGAGGATGGCTGCCGGGATCGTCGCCTCCCTGAGTTCCCGCTCCCACATGTCGCGCAGGCTGGCCGGACAGATTACCAGGGCCTTCTGCCGCATGTGATAGGCGTAATCCTCAAGGAGTTTCTTGCCGATCCACGTCTTCCCCAGGCCCACGCTGTCGGCGATCATCACCCCGTCGTAGCGGGCGAGAATCCTGCGGGCCTTCTTGACCGCGTCTTCCTGGAACTCCGCCAGTTCAATCGCCGAGCGCGTGGCCGCCGGCGCCTCGACCGCCAGGTCGTCCTTGAAGTACTCGTACAGGGCCTTCATGTACACCTGGTACGGCGTGTACTCGGTGCGGCCGAACTTCGAGGCGTCCAGCAGGGCAATGAGGTCGGCCTTGAAGTCCCGCGCATCTTCCCACTGGCGCTCGTACCAGCGTTCCAGGTCGATGATGGCCCTGGCGCCCACCTCGCTCTTAAGGAGCCGCCGGTTCTCCGGCGTGATCCGCTCGCTCGGCCGGTCGTCGGTCAGCCACTTGACCGCCTGCGCGGCCCCCTCATCGTCAACCTCGGCCGGGTCCAGGAGGACCTTGTGCGCCAGGTTCAGTTCCCGGTTGCTCGTGAGGCCCGGCGCCGTGAAGTTCGATGAGCCGACGATGGCCAGGACCGGCTGAAACCGGTCGAAGAGCATCGCATGCCCCGGCCGGTCGGAGTAGAAGAGCCAGCACTTGGCGTGCAGAAACCCCTTGTCGTGCAGGCGCACGCGCACCGATTCGCGCTGAAGGTAGGCGATCAGGTCCTCGACCGTCCTGAGCGCCGCCTCGTCAAACGGCAGGGCCTCCAGGTCCGCCCGGATGAGTCCCTTCACGGTGTCGGCGTCCGGCCGCAGGCCCACCTCGGCCCCCGACGTGGGCTCCGATCCCAGGAGCAGCCGCAGGCTGCCCAGGTTCGCCAAGCCGCCCCTCACGAGGCCGAACCCGCCCACGGTGAAGTACGCCGTCGCCACGTCCAGCGACCGCCCGCCGTGCTGCCCCAGCAGGTCGTTCAGCACGTCGGCCAGCCGGTGCTCCTGGTTGTCGATGACATATGGAATTGCCATGCCGAACCCCGTTCAACTCTCCGAGGCCCCTTGCCATTTCTGGTTCAGCGCGCACAGAAACGACTGGGTGCGGTCCCACGTCGTATCGAAATCAGCGATCTTATCCGCAGGCAGGAGATCAACGAGATTCCGTTCCCAGTCGCCTCTGAACTCCTCGCGTCTCTCCGACAGCCTGCCGAGGTCAAACGGCCCCATCGGCAATCCCTTGACCTTCCACTTGCCGGGAATTGCCGCAGCCAGGCGGGCCATATCAACGTTATGGCGGTCAACCAACTGGGCAATGTCGTAGATGTCGCGCGAGATCGCGTGTGTCCGTTGTCCCGCCAGCGCGCGAACTTTCTCTGCAACCATCTCCAGAAGGTCATAACAGGGCACGCGAACTTCAGCAAGCCGCGCGGCGTCAGAGTACGGCTGAAGAATTGTCCGCTCAACCGTCGGAAATGCCAGCACTTCGCTCGCCGTCACATCCAGCCGTATCGCACGCGGTCCCTTGCGCCATGTCCAAGGCCCGCGATAGTAAAGCCGGACTTGATAGGATTCCTTGCCGTAGTCGTCGCTAACCACATCCACCTGGACCGGACGAGCGCCCAACTCAATCTCCCACTCGTCCGCTGACGCGGCCAAGACCGCGTGCAGCAGCTTCACCAAGGCGTCCTTGCTCAGCCGCCGGGTCAATGTGAAGTCCAGGTCTCTGGAGAACCGGTAATCCGCGTAGTAGCACTTCTTGAGGCACGTTCCCCCTTTGAAAACGAGCGCCGCGGACTCCTGTAGACGATACAGCGTCGCCAGAAAACACCCCTGAACGTAGTCCAGGTCCACAACCATCGGATCCATACGCTGGTTGGCGGCCGCGCGGCGGATTTCGGCTGCGGGGATCATGGCCGCCCGGCACTCCCTGCCATGCTCGGCACGTTTACCCGCACACGCCAGCGGCTGTTGACCGGCCCGCTTGCCGGGCCGCCGGGGTCCAGCGGGGCATAGCCGCCCGTAAGGTGCGCCCGCCAAGCCTCAATGCGCCGCTCGCGGTCCGGCAACTTGACCTTCTCGCCCAGCATCTCGACCAAGAGGCCCAGGCGCTTGTAGATGGCGCCAGACCCCATCTTCTCCAGGCACGTCTCGGCTTTCTCCCACCGGACGGACTCAGCCGCCTCGGGCAGCATCTCGACAACCTGCCGAATGCCGCCGCACAGGTCCGGTCGGTCCAAGGCATCCACCAGCGTTTTCTCGCGGTCGGTGACCGAGAACTTGCTCTGGCCGGCCGTCCGCTCAACGGCGCCGAAGAACTTCTCGGATTGGACGCGCACAAACCGATATGTCACACCCAGCACGTTGCGGTTCTGGGGCCGCACGCGCCGGGGCGTTTGAACGAAGATCGTTCGCGGCACCTGCTCGGTCCAGTTCCAGTAGTGGCAGGCCGACCAGTAGGCCACGGCGGCGGGCGACGCCAGATGGCATGCGATGACCACAGCGTCCTCGGTCCATGCAGACTCCGGCCCCGCCTCAAGGGGAACAACCAGATACTTGCCTTTGGTCAGGCGAACGACCCATCCGCCCGCCAAGAGGAAGTTCAGCACCCGCCACACCTTCTGCGTTGGGCGGTGAACCACTCGGGCAAAATCCTGAACGGAGAAGAGGGTCTGTCCCTGGCTGGCCAGGCCCGCGAGGGCATTGGCCAAGTCTGCGGATAGCGTGCCACGGCTCTTGTTAGTCATAGGCCACATCCTTACCCAATACGTAAGGTTGTGGCCCTAGACTAAATACTCCGCCGGATATTGCAAGCAGATTCCGTCTCCCCAGGCCCACCCGCAGGATGCCCCACACCCGTACCCGCTCCGCACCCACTCCGCTCCATACCCCCCCACCCCCCTGGAATTCTAAGTACAGAACTGCGCAGGCCGGGCCATCGCACGCACAAGGCGCCTGCCCGACCGCTGCAGACTATACCCGCGTCCTGTCGGAATTCACCGTGATCCGGCTGACGCCAACGTGCACACACAGGTTGACGGCGGCGGCCTTGCCTTCCTTGGTTGAGCGGTTCAGGCGGTTCATGTCCAAGAGGCGCGCCTGGAGTGCCAACTGGAGTTTCATGGCCTCCTCGAACCCCAGGACGATGTTGACCGCCGGGGGCCACCCGGCCTGCGGCGGCGGGCTGAAATGGTCCACCGTGCAACCGCCGTAGGACTGCTTCTGTCTTGCCGTTTTCGCCATGCCATCCCCCTTGCTCTTGGTGCCCCGCGTGAGAAGGTCACAGGCCCATAGCCTTCTTCACAGCCTCCGTGGCAACGTTAGTAAGGAAGTCGGTGAGCAACTTGCCACCGGCTTGGCCGACCTTGGTGATGGCCCTCTTGAAGCGAAACGCGGCCGTCTCGGACTTCGGCGTATCGGCGATGATGTCGGGGATGGACTTCTTGAGTTTCTCCCGCTCGTCGTCCGACAGCCCGTCCAGTTCCTCGATCATTTCTCCCAGGGCCTCGGCCTTTCGCTCAATCCAGGGGTATGGCTTGCCGCAGGCGTGGCAATGGGCGGGTACGCGCCTGAAGCCAATGTTGGATGGTGTACCATGCCACGTTTTTCTTCCTTCATCATACTCGTCGCCACGGATAGGCTCGTTGCAGTGGGAGCACGCGGCGACCGTTGCTGCGCCGCACTTCGGGCAGAACGCCGAATTCTTGCCGGGGTCCGTATCGGCGCCAGAGTTTATGAGATGCCCGTTCACACAAATCAGCGCCTTGTCGTACATAGTCATCGGTTGTATCCCCCAACAGAGTCCCAAACCGCCGCGGCCTTCTCCGTGACACAGCGCGATCACTCTTCCCCGGCCGTTTCCGGCTCCGCCCCGCCCACCCCCGCAAGACGCTTTTCCAACACGTCAATCGGGTCGCGGACCGGGCGCGTTGCGCGCAGCAGCGCCCGCTCTTCCGGCGTCAGACCGTAGGCGTCCTCAACCAGGAAAGCCACTTCCTTCTCCAGTTTCAGTTGCTCCGCCAGAAGATGCGAGAAATCCTCGCCCGCCTTCTGGTGAAAATCCTTCAACTTGGTCTCCGCCGCCGGTGCAAGGCGCCGCACGGCGATGCCTTGGACCATGCGGACAAACTCGCCGTCAGAGCGGCGGAACCAGAGCAGGCAGCGTCGGTCCACCCCTTCTACGCCAGCCGTGTCTCGTAGCACCGCCAGGGCATGGTTCTCCCAATCGTGCAACTCGGCTGTCAGTTGGCCCAACCGCTGCGCTCTGCCGATGACCTTTTCGCGTAGGCCGTCCGTGGGCAAGCAAACGCGAAGGTTCTCCATGATGAAGCCCGACGGCGTCAGGGCCTCGTCTTTCATGTGGGGGAGCGTCCGGGTCAGGACCCACCACATCAGCGGCGAGTTCAGAACCGCCAGGAGCGCCAGGTCTTCGGACGGAAGCATGAAGACTTTGTTGTTGGGATACGCGCCACTCTTGTCCAGAGCGAACCAACTGTGAAACTGAATCTCCTGGTACACAATCTTGGGGGATTCCACGACAGCGATATACTCGTCGGAAGGGCTGGCCTGCAACTCGTACCACTTATACTCGCCGGCAGCGCGCCCCGGCCATCGACCATCCTTCGACGTGTTCCAGTCGGCCGGCCGGGGCTCAAGCCGCTTCCTGAACTGTGCGAGGTGCTGTCTGATCGCCGGGTACTGGTCGATTCGCACGCCGCGCCGCGCAACGATCATGTACATGTCGGAAACACGGGGGCGCCACCGGTCAACGTCGCGGCCACGCGAGAGAGGTTTGATGATGTCTGCCGAACGCCCATCCTGTGCGGTAAGCCGTTCCTTGGTCTCGCGGTCGATGAAGAAGGCGTCGTTCAAGCCGGTCACGGTCCCTCGGCTGGGAGGAGCGTCAAGGACCCCTTTGAGTGGCAGACCATTAGCACGGAGTTTCGCAAGCAACATCTGTACTCGGGGATCTTCAAGGCTCCATGCCTCGTCATCCAGGAGCCGCGTTGGCACTTCTTGCCGCCGTGCCATGACGTAGGGGCCGATGGGCTGAATCGGATCATAGTCGTCTCGCGGGAATTGGCAGGTTCGCACCACCTCGCCTTCGGGCAGGGACGACATCGCGGGCAACGGCGCCGGGCGGCGGCTGAAAACCGGCACGCAGGGAAACGTGTCGGCGTCAGGGAAGATGGGCGAGTGACCGAAGTCCACAATGCTCTCCGGCCGTGCGTGGCGCAGAAGATAGTCCCGCAGTTTCCTGCCGTACCCCGCCCGCAGCCACTTGTTGGCCACGATCATCCCCATGAGGCCGTCGGGACGCAGCAGTTCAATCTCCCGTTCCATGAAATAGACGTACAGATCGCAGGTCGCGTCATAGGTGTTGCGGTACGCCGCCTCGAAGAACGCCTTGTCCACTTTCAGCGTTTCCTGGCGTACATAAGGCGGGTTGCCCACAATGGCATCGAAACCCGCGTCGGCAAGGCGGTCGATCTTCTGCTTGGACCCGGCGGTGGGACCGTAGAAGACCTCCGGAAACTCCAGTTCCCAGTGGAAGAACCGCTTGTCATCGGCCGCGGCAAGGGTCCGGGCCACGACCTTCTTGTCCCAATCCGTCAGGCCCTTTGTAGCAGCGGGGTTATTGATCCACCCTTCAACCTCCGGGCTGCGGAGAAACTCAAGCGCCGGGTCAAAGGCCGCGCCGCCGCGCTTGCCCGCCTTCTGCGGCTCATTGCCGAACCAGCGGCTCGCGTACACGTCCAAGATGCGTCTAAAGGGCGCGAGGGCGTCCTGCGCCTTGGCGTACTGGCTGCGCGACTCGCGGACCTGGGCGCTCGTGACGTCCGAGAGTTCCCCCACGTGCCGCATCAGGTCCGTGGCCAGCATGAGGCCCGCGAAGCGGCTGCCCCAGAGCATCGATTCGCCGCCCTCGATGGCCGCCCGGACCTCTTCGACCGTTACGCCGATGAGCGAGTTGCCGCAACGCAGGTGATGGTCGAGGAACGAAAGGGGCGCACCCAAGGTGAAGCAGTCGAGCCACAGGCTGACCTTGGCCAGTTCCACGGCCATCGGGTTTAAGTCCACGCCGTAGGTGCAGCGCTTCAGGACGTGGCGCTTGAGGAGGTTCACATCGGTGAGGCGCTTCGGGTCGATGGCGATGCCCTGTTCGTCCATCTCAGCCAGGATCGTCTCGCGCATCCGCCCCAGGTGCGCAAGGACGGGGTTCCACGGGAAGGCCGCAAGGAACGTCAGCGTGCGGTCGGTGATAAAGTCCACGGCCTCGACGAGGAAGTGGCCGCTGCCCATCGCCGGGTCGAGGACCTTGAGGTCGAAGAGTTTATCGACCACCTCGCGGCCCACGAGGTCCGCCTGGGCATCGGGCTTCGGCCGCATGCCCTGTTTGCGGAACGCCTCCTGCTGCTTGAAGAACGCGGCGCGCTCTTGCTGCGCCTGCCGGAGGAGCGGCCGCACGGCCTCGAACTTCTCTTCCAGGACCGGCCCGACGGTGTGCTCGACGATGTACTTGACGATGGGGTCGGGCGTGTAGTACGAGCCGGTGGCCTTGCGCTCGTGATTGTCGTTTTCAAGGTACGCCTCGCCCTTCTTGACGACGTTGCCGGTGCGTTCGGCGCGGGCCTGCTCGCGCTCATCCAGGTCGGCAAAGGGCACGTACACCTCGCGGCCCTTCTCCTTCGTGACGGCGAGTTTGTGCGGGGCGATGCGGACCTTGAATTCCAGGAGGCCCTCGTAGATCGACCCCAGTTGCCGCACGCCCAGGGACTTGAAGTCGATGAACACAAGGTCGTGGCGCTTGGGGTCCTCATCGCGCACCAGGTGATTGAGGGCGCAGGCAAGGTTGCGGTCAGAGACCTTCGTGGCCGCAAGGAAGCGGGCGGCGCGGGCCTCGGGGCTGTCGTCACCGGCCTGCGGCTGCGTGAGGAAAAGGCCGCCGTTATAGACCGGCACGTTCAGGGCCGGGTCGCCCTGGTCCACCACGGCAAAGAGGTGCGCGAGGCGGTCGTACAGGGCGTAGGAATCGTCGCGGTACGCCTTGCGGAGTGTGCCTTCCACTTTATCGGCGATGGTGCCGGCGGCGTCGGCCATCTCGCGCTTCAGTTTCGTGATGCTGGCCTCGAAGTAGCCGCGCACTTCCTTGGCCGGCAGGAGGTTGCGCGATTCGGCATACAGGAGGAACAGCAGGCGGTACAGAAGCGTGAGCGTGCCCTGGAACACCTCGTCGAGCGCGGCCTGCGAGAGGTCCGCATCCTTGCCGTCGCGCTTGCGGATGGACGCGATGAACCCTTCGGCCAGGTGCGGGAAGACCTGCTTGAAGACCCGTTCCTTCAGGCGCTCGCCCAGTTCCTTGGCGTAGTCCTCGCTCTCGGCCAGCAAGAGGTCGAGGAACGAGAGCGACTGCTCGCGCCCCTCGCGGCTGACGGTAGCGGGCTCCAGCGCCTGCCGCCGGAAGAGGAGCCAGAAGTACCGGAACGACTCGGCCGGGCTGCCCCCTTGCGGCCCGGCGGGCGAGAGGGCCTCTTCCAGGTCAATCTCGTAGTAGTTGGTGGCCCGCGAATGTGCCCGCGCCGAGTAGAGGCGCCAGAGTTTGCCGTTCGTGACCGCGGCCCATTGCGCTTCGCCCTTCTCCAGGGCGCTTACGACGACGGCGCCGGGATTCTCCTCGGGGGTCTCCTTGTCGCGCTCGGGGTCCTTGCCGTCGAGCGACCGGCCCCAGGGGTACGCGAGGCACAGGGCGAGCGGCTGGCCCTTTCCGTCGGGCGGCATGAGGCGGTAGTCGGGTTCCGCGGCAGCGCTGGCCGACTTCTTGCCGGTCTTGGCGGCAAAGCCGAGCGTCTTGAAGACGGGTTCAAGCAGGTCGGCCCGCACGCGCTCTTCGGGCTGGTTGGCCAGCCGCGAGGACGCGCCGCGGTAGAGTTCCTGGAGCGCGGCATAGGCGGGCTTGGGGTCCTCGGCCCACTCCGGGCGATCGCGCAGGCGCTCCAGCAGGTAGTAGTCCGAGAAAAGCGCCCGGTTGTTGAAGAACTCCTCGGACCAGTCGGCTATGGCGTAGGCCGACAGCATCTTGTCGTACTGCGCCAGCGGGTCCGACTCGGTGTACGTGAACCGCCTGATGACCCGCAGTTCCACGCGGCCGGGTTTGCGGCGCTCGACCGTGAGCATGCGCGGCCGGACGCCGACCTGGGCCTGGCCAATCGTCGTGGGGGCCGCCGCAGGCGTGGGCAGGTACTTTTCGACCAGCACGAAATCGAGGCGGTCGTAGTCGCTCGTCAGGACCAGGAGGTAGTTGCCCGCCCGGTTGCGGAAGGCCCGCGCCAAGGCCCGCGTGTGGGTGACGGTGACGCTCGCCAGCTCAAACAGGTAAACCTGGAGCAGGCCTTCTTGGTCGGCGATGAGTTCGACCCGCTTGATCGGCCGCACGGTCCCGTCGGCGGCGATCCCCAGGTTGCCGGGGGTCTGCGGCACGCGCACATCGGTGCGGTAGCCGAGTTTGGCGAAAAACGCGGCGACGGCATCGGCGCCGGCCAGTTGCTGAATCTCGCTCGCCGTGATGTCACAGTCGAACCTCATCATGACCCCCGCCCGACGCCTGCCAAAGGGCGCCGTCGCCGGAGTACCATACTACAGATTGACGTTGGCTGCAACCATCTTGCCGGCGCGGGTGTCATCGCGTGAGGAAGTGGAGGCACTTGCGCCCGGCACAGATAGTGTCTGCGCCGTGGGAGCGCAAGCGGAACCGGGGAGGCGGCAGGCCGACAGGCGTACCTTCAGATTTCACCGACCGCGAGTTCGTCCGGCGAGACGATGCGCATGCGGCCCTTGCCGGAGGGGACGAGGACGAGTTCGGTGCGGCGGCCGATGACGCTGCCAGCGCCAAGCATGGGTCAGGCTGAGAACCGCAGGAACACCGCCGGGAACGAACCCCACATCTCAGTGGGTGTCCCGAACACGCTCGACGAGGCTTTGATTCATGCTGCCTTATATTCCCAGTCGAACTCGACCATGAGCGAGACGTTCCGGATGTAGGCCCGGCTGGCGTAGTAAGAAGTGGCGCCAACCCCAGGATCGGCCCAGACCGGCGTGTCCTCGGTTGGAGCAAAGCTCATCTTGAATTCGAGCTCCAACGGGTTCTGCGGGTTGATGGTCAAACCAGTGGTGTCTATCTTGACGCCCACCCAGTCCGAGACTCCCGCGATCGCGCAAAACTCCCCCAAGAACTGCCCTTGCAGCCACACCTGGAAATAAAGATCCTCGACGAGGTTGAAAGGTGGGCCGTCGCCCACGACCGATCCGCGATACTGAAAGTACAAGAGATACCGCGTCGCCAGAAGTGGCGACGCATCGGCGTGCTTCGCGTTGGCTAGGCCGGAGGTGTCGAGATGTACCTTGAGCGACGGGATGGCCGACCCCTGGAACGCCTTGTAGCCGTCCGCTCTGTGAATGCCCGTCCCGTACTTGCCGACGCCCATCCTGTCGTGCCACGTCCAGCCGGTCTCATACGCCCACTCCGCCGCCCGAACAGTCGCCCACGCGCCGGGACCGTAGGTGCCGTGACCCCACACACAATCGTAGCACGACCAGACTCCGGTGTTGTCCAGGAGTACCAGCAGGGTGACGAGGTTCAACGTGCTGTAGAAGTCACTCAGGTATTGACCCCACACGAGATCTCTGCCCAGGGCCAGTGGGCTTGACCAATCGGGATCGATGTGGAAGAGAGTGCGGTGCCAGGTCAGCCAGGGTGAGCCGAACGCGGCCTCGAAGATGTTCGCGGTGTTCTTGTGCGTGTCAGGGCCAGATGCCCCGGCGTACTTCAGGCGGTCGCAGATGTAGTAATCACCGGTCCATCCGGCGGTTGCCGCCTCCACGGCCCAGTGAACGGGTCGCAAGGCGCTTCCTTGGATGATCTCCATAAAGTTGTACTGGAAGCCCGCAACACCCGCCAGGTCGCCGCGATCAAGCGGCGCGGGGGCCGGGTAGTGGACGGGGGGAAAGTCGTATATCCAACTGTTGACCGCGCTTGTGCGCTCGTACAGAGCCTCGTAGATTTCGGTGCAGAGCGGGACGGTCGTACACATCCGCTCGCCGCTTTCGAGCCGCGGGATAAGGTCCCATCCGCTCATGTCAGAAGCACCGCCGTCTGCGTGGCCCCGTCGAGGCCCGCGTGTTCCACGAGGTAGCCGTCGAAGTACGTGCCGGTCGCCGCGCCGGGCACCTGTTCATCGGACCGGGCTGGAATCCAGGCGATCACGTCGGCCGCCGCGATGTCCCGGTAGCCAACGTGGGCGACGCCCGGATTGGCCGTCGCCTTGATGTAGAGTTCTTTTGTTGCGTCCACGCCGCCGCCTGCCAGCGTGCAGGGATTCACGACAAGGTGGCTGATGAACTCCCCGGCCGTGGCGAAACCGGTCCACGCCGTATTCGTGGTGTTCCGCAGGCCCCCGGAGATGACCTTCCCGCCAACGATAGGTGGGCTGTCCAGAGGGAAATGGACGTAGGCCCACCTCTCGCCCGTACCCGCCTGCTTCCAGAGAATCCGGGCGGCGCCCCGCAAGTCGCTCTTCAGGCGGATGCAGACATGGGCCGTGTCGTCCTCGATGTCGGCATAGGTGTCGCCTTCGTCGACGACGTTGACCAGGATCGGCGTGGCGCCCGCCATTCTTGCGTACCCGTAGTCGCCGTTGGCAATCGGCTCGACGACCACCACGAACAGGCCGCGATGGGCAGCCGTGGGCTTCACCCCCGTCAGCGCCGAATTCGAGTGGAAGGCGTCCAGGTCGTCGTCGGCGTCGAAGACAAGCCCCGAGATGCCCAGTACCCCGTAGCGTTCCAGGTCTTCGCCGCTGCCGTTCTGCACGAGCACCAGGCCCGCGCGATCGACCGGCATCGGTTCGCCGCTGGGCACCGCCACCTGGCCCCTCGCGAGGTCCATCAGGGCGTTCCAGGTCCGCGCCTGCGGCCTGAACCGCTCTCCGGCCGTCACCGCCTTGAAAGGATCGCCCGGCACCTTCCCACCCTCCACTACAGCGGCTCGTCCCCGATGCCCAACTCAGTAAAATCACTGCGCTTGAACACCCGCTCGATGTGCAGCAGAATGGCCTGCGGCACGAGCATCTTCGCTGTGCCGTGCGGCTTCGGTCTGTACTCAAGCCACAGGTAGTCCCATCCGTCCTTGGACGGCACGTCAATCTCTCCGATGGTGAAGTTCTTGCGGTTCGGCCGGGCCGTGAAACTGAACGTCAACTCGCAATCCTCGCCGCCGCGCTCCGAGCCTGAGACCCCCTCGAACTTCACCTCGCCCGCCAGGAACCCCCGGAAGGCGTACTTGTTCACCGGCGCGCAGCGGACAGCGTAGAGCTTCCCCTTGTACGGCGTGGTCACCAGCGACTTGGCGAGGTAATGCGTCTCGCTCCATTTGAAGATGGGGTCATCGACATCGACCCCTTCCAGTTCCTCGCCGTTCCACCCGATGAGGCCCGCGTGGCTGACGATAGTTTTGCCTGGCAAGGCGTGGTCGCAGATGTGGTCGACGGCCTCGACCGCCGTGATATGCACCGAGCCGCCGGACGTGATGTCGAAGTTGTACCGCGAGTCGCCGGTCTTGGGCGGCTTGTTGCTCGTGCGGCCGTAGCTGACCTGGCCCCGCCACATCGAATGGTCGGGGTCATCGTCGGAGACCGCCAGGGGATCGACCTTCCAGGTCTTCCGCACCAGGTCCGCGACGGTCGCCGGGGCGGCGGCAAGGAGCGCGGTCAGGGCGTCCGACTCGCTGGCCGTGCCCACGATGACGTAGGTGCGCTGGGACGCCGGCGCGTCGCCGTCCGCGAGCGGCCTCGACTCATAGTCCTCGTTCACGGTGATCACGAGAAGCTCACTCCCCACTGGGCGGCCAGGTCCGCGATCTTCTTCGTGTTCTTGGCCGTCTCGTCGATGCCCTTGGCCATGCGGTCCATCGGCCCGATGCCCATCCGGCCCGCCGCGAAGGCGCTGAACGTGCCCTGGACGCCGACGGTCTGGGCCACCGCGTCGGGCATGTCCTTGGCGGCGTCCTCGAGCGCCTTTCGCAGCTGAAACCTGTACGTTTTCTCGTCGATGAATTCACCCGCCAGGGCCGACACGAGTTCCTCTTCCCGCTGCTCGAACCGCTCTTTTGGCGTGAGGGCTTCATCCTTCATCTTGCGGCCCTCGTCCACCGCCCGCTTGAGCCGATTCATCTCTGCGTCGAAGTCGTCCTGGTCGAGCTTCTCGCGGAACTTCGCGGCCTCCGTGGCGTCGTGCTCCGCCTTCTTGCGGTCCTCCTCGGCCTTCTTCTGGTCCTTGGTGGTCTTGATGACAGCGAGCTTCCAGCTGAGGAGTGACTGGGCGGCATCTGCCGAGAGATTCATGTTCCGAATTTCATAGGCGGCGTACTCCTCCTCGGTCATGGCCAGCTTGGAGTACGCGTCCTGAGCGCTGCGCAGAAGGTCGTTCTCGCGCTCGCGGGCCTGGGCCCGCTTCTGAGCGGCGTCCTTCTCCTCGCCGGCTCCGATGGTCTTCAGGCGCAGGGCCATGACCTGCTGAGCCTGGTCGGCCGTCAGGTTAAGTTCGGCTACCTCGGCAGCCGCCAACTCGCGCGTCGACAGGGTCGCCCGCTTGGCCGCCTTGTCGGCCTCGTTGAACGCCTTGAGGAATCGCGAGAACTGCGCGCCGCTCTCCTTGCGGTCCCTATCGGCCTTCGCCTTGGCCCCGGCGTCGTAGACGTCCTCGGGGCTCAGGCCCTTGATGCGGTTGACGATGGCGGCGAACGCGGCATCGACCGGACCGGACAACTCCTTGACGATTTCGCCCAGGCCGAATGGCAACTCCTCGGCGGCCTTCCGCATGCCCTCCCAGTCGCCGCGGGCCATCGCCGAGAAGATGGCCACATCCTTCATGCCGACCTTCATGGACATGACGGCGGTGGCCAGTTTCAGGCCGGTGTCGAAGAGTTGCGTCCCGCGGAAGCCGCCCGTGAGAAAGCCCTTGCCCTCGCCGCCGAGCAGCTGCTTCTCGGTGCCCTTGGTCATGGGCGTCAGGGACTCGTTCTCGCGGACCCACTGTTTGAGGCGGGCCTGCGACCGCTGGAGCGCCTGGACGAAGCGGGCATCATTCGCCGAGATCTCGACGAACGCGCCGCCCGCACGGATGTCGCCTGCTCCCATCGCCTGCTCCTCGCCACGGCGAGTCTTCGACTATGCCACCTCGGCTACCTCGCCCCGCACAGACCACGCCCAGAGTTTCGGCAACTGCTGCGATATCGACGCCAGGGCCGGCCGCATGTACGGCCGCGGCGGATAGGTGGTGATCTTCCACATCGGCCCGTAGAGCAGCTCATTCAGGTGGTTGGCCCGGGCCACCTGCGCCCCGGTCATCAGCCGCGTGTAGACAGGCAGGCCGTCCTGGATGCGGATTTCGCCGACGCCGCACAGTCGATGCCTGCGCCGCCGGGGATTGCGGACCCGCGCCCGCCCGCCGAACTCGTGCAGCGCCGGGACGTTCGTGTCCATGCGCGGGGCACGGTTCGGCCCGATGACCACGGTCTGCCGGCCGGGGTCGAAGCCGTAGAACACGCCCAGGGCGCTGCCGCCCCCGCCCCGAAGCCACGGGTGCGGCCGGACGGCGTGGGGCGGCGTGCCCGGCGCCGACGGCGCCTTCCAGAAGGCGAGAGATTCCTTCCAGCGCGTCCGCTTGCCCGTCACGACCTGGCGGTAGTTCTCTCGCGGCGAGTTGACGTAGGTCATGCTCTGGCGGGCCTTCATGCGGACGAGGGCCCCGGCGTGGCCCAAGGCCCGGTGCGTGTTCTTCGCCATCAACCGCTCGATGAACGGCCTGTCGAAGAACCACGACGCCTTGACGGTGAACGACATTTGGGGCATGGGCATGGGGCGACTCCCCCTTCTACCACAGCATGTTAAAGACTTCCATGCTTCAACTCCTTGGCGTTGTCCACGAAGACCTCTTTGAGAACGTGCAGGTTCTCGACCGTGAGCGGGATGCCGTGGCGCACGGGCTTCTGGTACGGATTGAAGTCCGACGGCTCGAACCACGGCGCCCGGCGGCTCGGGCGCTGGCTGTTCCAGATGCCCGCCAAGAGGTGCGCCGCCATGTTCCAGTCGGCCCGGCTGCGGCCGTCGGCCATGTCGGCCAGTTCCCGCAAGGTCAGGGGGCCGGGGGCGACGCCGACGATTCCGGCGAGCCGCCAGACCCATCGCCAGACACCGGCGGCGTCGAGACGACGGCCGCCAGCATCTCCCGGTCCGCCTTCACCCGCATCATCACCTTCTCGGCCGCCGTCATCATCTTCGCCACCAGCGTGGTCCGCTGATGGCGCGGGAAAAAATGGACGAGTTCGTCCTGCAAGGCCTCCAAGGCGTCGGCCAGCGGCTCGCCGAACATCGCCTTGCCGAAGTCCTCGTCGGTGACCTTCGCCGCGTCCGCCTGCGGCTTGGCGAGCGCGTAGACCGTGTTGGCGACGAGCACCGGGTCGTTGACCATCCGCTCCCACAGGTCGCCCGTGACGCACTCCACCAGGTCGACCTTCAGAAGCGAGCGCACCCGCTTGATGGAATCCACCGTGAGCGTGATAACCCACTCGCGGCCCGAGTTGTCCTTGAATACCGCCATGCGTTCCTTTCGCCCCCAGACGCGCCACGTTCGCCCACGTCGCGTCTGGCGGCCGTTTTGGCATCCCTGGCCGCAGATGCTGCCAGCTACGCCCCGTGCGAATCCTGTCCGTGGTTGCGGAGGCCCGCCACCGGCCAACTCCGCCCGCCGCGGCGGGTTACCCTGCCACGATGACCACGTCGAGCGCCTGGACGAGCGTGCCCGCCAGGTCGATGTTCTTGTGGGTGCCATCGACGTCGGGCGTCTTGTCGTTGCCGTAGGCCACGATCTCCATGCCCGGCTCGAGGATGAACGACCACGCGGCGCCGCCCAGGAGATACCCGCTGGTGGCGCCGAACTTGACGGTGATGGTGTTCGCGTTGGTCGACGGGTTGCGGAACTTCACCGCCTGGACCTTCAGGCCGGACAGGTCCACCGCCGCCCCGTTGGTGCCCGTGAGGGCCGTGAGGTCGAGGGTGCCGACTCCGGCCGCGAGGGCCTTCTGAGTCACGACCACCTTGGTCACCGGGACGGTGGAGGTGCCCGTCAGACTGGTGTTGGCGTTGAACTTGTCGTGGATGATGCGGGCGTTCACTTCCTCAGCGCCCGGCACGTTCACGCCCAGGGTCTCGACGACGGTCAACTTCGTCACGTAAGTCAGCGCTACACTGGCGGCCATGACATTCTCCTGTATTCACGGGGTTCCATGCGTCCTAGACGACCTTCCAGACCGGCGGGTTGTCCGAATACGTGGGCTTCAGCGTGACGCTGACGACCACGTTGCCGTCGAGCGGTTCCTTGCGGTCGAACTTCATGACCTCGCAGTCGGCCCACAGGCCCTCGCTCAGCGCGTCGTCGATGTCGCCGTCCATGCAGGCGATGCCGAGGAGGGTGCCGTTGACGAACGAGGCGCGCAGGGCGGCGAACGCGGCGTCGGACGTGTCCCAGAGGTACTCGAACTCGATCTGGGCGTCCTTCAGGTGGCCCTTCGTGATGACCCACTTGCCCGCGCCACGGTGGGAGGCGTCGGCCTCCTTCTTCGTGAGCGTCAGGGTCGCATCGCGGGCCTTGGTCATCTCAGTCCACGACGGCGTGCCGCCGATGCCCGCCACGCAGAAGTACAACTTCGAGTCGCTGCCGGCTTTGAGTCCCATGACGTATCTCCTTCGGGTGCGCCCCGCCCGTTAGGCGGGCAGGTCTTCCACGGTTTCGCCCACGGCCGCCAGCATGGCCGTGGCCTTGTTATAGAAGGCCACCAGTTCGGCCGCGTCGGCGGCCCCCAGCGCGGCGGCAACCGGCATTTTCCCGGCCTTCTTGACCTCGAGCCGAATGTTGCCGAGGTCCATTCGAGTCGCGGCCACCAGGCGCGCGACCTGCATCCTTATGGCCGCCGCCGCGGCCTCCGCCAGAGTTCCGGGTCTCGCAATCAGTGTCATTTCACCGCTCCTTTCGTCACGTCTTGATGATCTTCCGCACTACGAGCGACGGCTGCATCAGGGATATCGCAGCACCACTGCCGATGCTGCCGGTGCTTGAGCCTTGCGACATGGACTCATAGACAGCCCCAGATGCCATATCTCCCGTCGGGCTGCTGCCACTAGACGTCAACACAGTGCTACGCACATCCTGACTGTGCGCGTGTGCGGGTAACTGGTCCTCGGCCAGCACGGCGGTCTCCGCACCGACTTTTTGTCCCGCCGCCTTCATCGTCTCGTCGGTTGTCTTGCGGCCGATGACGACGCGCTGGCTTAGGTCCGGGACGTTGAACGTCGTCGAGCCGTTGCCGTTGCCGTGCGGGAAGAACGTCAGCGACTTGACCCCCGACACGGTAGGCGTGTGGCTGAGGGTCACCTGGGTGTCGCTGTCCACACTCGTAATCCATCCAGGTACGTGGATGCCCTCGCCCTCGACGTACATGCCGGGGAAGAGGTCCGCCGTCGAGGCGAGGCCCGTTACGACCAGGGAGTCAACGGTCAGCGTGCCGTTCAGCACCGTAGTCAACGCCGCCAGCAACCGCGCGTAGGTCGCGCGGCTGACGGCCTGCCCGAGGCACTCCAGCCAACCCGCCGGGACGGTCAGGCCCGCGAAGTCGAGCACGGTGCCGACCGGCATGCCTAACGTGCGGTAGGGCATTACCAGGTCCCTCCCACGATAGTCACGACGTCGCCGGGCGTGCCCTTGATCTGAAAGTCCTTCAGGTCCACGCCCCTGAACTCGTGCCACTCGCCGGCCACCCACGGCACGTCCGAGCCGTCGTCGCCCTTGAAGTTCACGCTGCCGGCGTTGCCTGGCGCGCAGGAGATCGTCACCGTGCCAACCGGCGTGCTTTGAGAAACGAGGTTCGTGTATGACGCCTGGACCACGACCTTGCGCATGATGACGCCGTTCATCTCGGCCTCCTTACCTCGCCGCGCGGAACACGAGCGACAGCACGCTCGTAAACGTCCGCAGGGTGTCCATGTGTTCGGGCGCGTAGACGGGCACGTTCGCCATGCGGACGAGAATGGCGCCCGGTAGCCGACGCCCGCCGCCGAAGTAAAGCTCAATCTCCTCCACGAGGGCCATCAGCGGGTCCAGCGCGGCGTTGTCGGCCTCCTCGTAGGCCTGCTGGACCGCGACATCGACCGTCACGTCATACTGCCACTGGTGGCGGTCCAGGCGCTCGGTCGTCTTGCTCGCGGGCACCACCGTGACGTGGAGCGTCTTCATCTCCTCGCGCGGGTACTGCGGGTCGTAGGCCCGGACGGCCGTGAACGGAAGACTGAACACGCCGGGCGTGTTCAACGCCGCCACCACCGCGTCCGCGATTTCAACGCAGGCCGATGCCATGTCATCCCTTCTCCGTGTCCACTTGGGCGGTGTGCGCCCGCCACGTCAGTTTGTGGCCGTCGCCGTACACGACCGGCGGTTCCTTGCCGGCGCCCATGACCTCGTGGACATGGACCACGTCGGCCACCGTTTCCCGAATCTGGTCGCCAGCCTGGGGCTTGACGCGTTCGCCGCCCAGCACCAGGTCGGCGACCGGGATGATGAAGTCCCGCCGTTCGACCACGATGGTAGTGCCCTTACCGTCATCGACCTCGATGAGGGACTTGCCGACCGAAACGTCGAGGGCCACCGAAGCGTCGCCGCGGGTGTACGTGACGCGCGTGGCGGTGTGCGCCTTCCGCATGCCGCGCATCCACTCGGCCCCTTGTCGGATGATGTTGGCCACGACAAACGTCCTTCCCTGCGACTGCTACGCGAGGGCGGCCCCGTCGTTCGACACAACGGACCACCGCTTGTTCGCGCCGTTGGCCTTGCCCATGAGGAGGACGGCGTCTCCCGCGTCGTTCAGCGTGATCGTCGTGTTGCCCGTCTGGTTGATGGTCGTGGCGCACGTGATGACGCAGTCGCCGCCGTCCGTCTTCATGCTGATTTCGAGCAACTGCCCAATGTAGGTCGGGGCCGCGAGGGTCCGCGTCTGGGCGCCGGTGGTCACGATGTCCACGCTCCCCGAGTCGGTCACCGGAATCGCGCCCGCGTTGCCGGGGTCGGCGATGACATTGGTCAGCGGCTGCTGGATGGTATTCGTGACGGCCGCCACACCCACCACGGCGATCCTGACCGTCTCGTCGGCCGCCAGCGTCGCGCCGATGCCGAAACCGAGGAACGTGTTGCCCGCCGACGTGGCGGTCGCCGCGCCGGTCCCGGCCACGCCACCCTGGGGATTGCCGTCCGCGTCCCAGTACAGGGCCGCGCCGTCGTTCGTCACGCCGTTGACCTTCACGACGTCGAAGATGCCGCCGATGTCGAGGGCGCCGAGTTTGCCGTCCTTGATCAGGACGGGGGCGATGCCGATGTGCGCGCCGACGACCACCACCTGTCCCGCCACCACGTCCGCGCCCGAAGGCGTGTGGTCTCTTGCTTTGCCTTCGGCGACCCGTCGAGCCTGAAAGTCCTGAGCCATGACCTTCTCCTTGCGTTAGAGTTCTCTAGTCTGTTCACTGGCGGGGCAGCGACGACCGCCGCCCCGCGCTGCCGGGTTCACGTCTGGGGCTTACGCCTCGCCCTTCATCTTCACCGCGCCGCGCCAGTCCTGCATTCCGACGCCGAAGTCCAGGTAGCCCCGGAAGTCGATGCCCAGGCGGTCCATCGTGGTCTGGGCGCTCTCGACCGTCGGCTCCTGGACGCCGTTCAGGAAGCACACCTCGACGACCGGCAGGACGTTCGGGTCGGCGAACAGATACCACGCCTTCTGGCTGTAGCCGGTGAACAAAGCGTTCCCCAGGTACGCCGAACAGACCGGCGTGAACTTCCCGGCGTGCGGGTTGTCCTGGCCGGTCGGGCTGCCCGCCGTGGCGGCCTCGTTCAGCTTGAGGCTCTGCATCAGGATCGTGCCGAGGGTCTTCAGTGCCGTCGGCACGAGGAGCACCTTGGGCGACAGGCCCAAGGGACGCTTGTTCGGCTTCGTCTGGTCGAGGAACGTCTGCTCGGCCTGCGTCAAGGCCGTCACGCTCAGGGCCGTCCCGGCGCCGACGGCGTAGTTGGCGTGCCCCGCCACGAAGAACGAGCCGGGGTTCGCCAGGAGGGTCGTCCAGACCTCGTGGTTGACCGTCTCGCCGCCCGCCATGCCGATCATGCGCGGCAGAGCCATGAAGGCGCCCATGTCGTCGTTGATGACGTCCTTGCGGGTGAGCGCGAAGAGGATGCCCTGCGTGTCGGCCTGGCTCGTGAACGACTGGTCGCCGAGGGTCCCGTGCTTCAGTTCCCCGTCGGCCCCGACCTTCTGGAACTTGAGGTCGCCCGTGAGCCGATACCGGTTGTGGACCTTGAAGTCGTTGACGCTGGCGATGGCGCAGATGGAACGCCACGCCTGCTCGACGTAGTTGTACCCTTCGAGCAGCGCCTTATTGGCCACGTCGGCCAGGATGCCCGGCACGCTCATCGTCGAGAACGCCGCTTGGATGAACTCCGTGCCCTGGCCCGAGAACAGGGGCAGGTCGCGGCCGTCCAGCGCGGCGCAGAGGCGCAGAAAATCCTTCATCCCCATGCCGCGCATCTTGTGGGCCCGCTCGAGCGCCGGCTCGCCGTAGGAGGCGAGCATCGCCTTTTCCGGGATCTTCGCGGCGAAGGCGGCCGTGGCCAGAAGCACCTTCCGTTCGGGGGCGTACCCGCCGACGGTAATGACCGACAGCACCTTCGGCCGCTCGGTCCGCAGCACCTCCAACTCAGCCCTGGCGGCGTCCCATCCCTCTTCGAGGGCCTTCGCCTCGATGTCGGGATGCTTGCCGTCGCAGGCCTTGCGGACGGCCGCGACGCGCTTCGCCTCGGCGGTCGCCTGGGCGCGGATGTCGGCGACGGCCTTCGCCGCCTCCTCGGCGGTCGCCCGGACCGGCGTCTGCTTGCCGATGGCGGCCTCGTAGGCCGCCTTGAGCGTGACCGTCTGCTTCTCGCTCAGGTCGCCGGCCTTGAAGCCCTGCGCCGCAAGCCACTTCTCGAATTCTTCCATGTTCACTTCTCCTTGACTGGCGGCCGTGGCCGCAACCTGGACCGATGTGTTCTCGTCAGCACCGATGGCGACGAAACTGGTTTCACGAAGCCGGCCTTTGCGGACCACCATGCAAGGGCCGACGATCTCCTGGCCGTTGACGCGGACCCTGGCGTCCTCGCCGACGGCCTCCACCTTCTGGACCGCCACGCCGACCGACGCCTGGAGGGCCATGCCGTCCTTCGCCAGGCCGATGATGAGGCGCCCCGCATCCGTGGCGCGGGTCAGCGTGCCGTCGATCAGCAACTGCTGGTTCTGGACCCGCGGCACGCCCTCGCCCGCCCGCGCGGACACGAGGTTGGCGTGGTCCACCAGCATCGGCATGCGGGCCGAGAGCGCAAGACCCGCCAGGTCGACGGCAACCGGCCGGGGCCACCCGGCGAGCTGCATCAGGCCCCCCGTGTAGGCGACCATGCTGAAGTGCGGCGGCGCGTCCGGGCTGTCGGCGGCCGCGGCCTGGACCTGGACCTCGACGCCGCCCATCACCAGGTCGCTCGGAGTCCCGGCGGCCCACAGCATCGACTTACGCTTGCTCGACATTTCTAGTCCTCCTCCGGTCGCCGCGGCGACCCAGCACCGACGCAGCCGGCCGCGTCACCCTCTTCGCCAGCCCACGGCGGTTCCGGCACCTCATCGCCCGCGTCTTCTGGCGGCTTCTCGTCCTTCGGCGGCGTGGCATCCGGGCCACCGCCGGGCGGCGTGGCGTCCGGCTTCGTCGGGACCGGCGCCAGGCCGAGCTGCTTCACCAGGGCGAC